GGTAGAGGCACCCCGGGGGGTAGGCGGCGTTTGAAATCCGAAACCGGAGCGCCACCGCAAGCGCTCCCATTTGGACAATAAATCGTTCAGGTTGATTGTCAGGCCCGGGGCCTCCGGCGGTCACGAATTCATCTTTTCCTCAGATCGGACAACGGCTATGGCACGAGGCGGCGCGCGACCTGGGGCCGGTCGGCCATCTCTGACGGACGCCGAAAAGGCGCAACGAAACGAGGCGCGCAATGCAAAGCGCCGGGCTGTTCGAAAGACCGCCAAGCCGAAGGCCAGGAAGAAGGCGGCGCCAGCTGCTTACTGCCAGGGTGGTGTGAAGACTGGCGACGCCCCAGCGCAGTGGCCGTTCGGCACCCAACCGCCACAGCCTGAGGCGCCGCCTGCCGCGGCCGACGCGGAGTCCGAGCCGGTCATCACCGGCGCCACGCCGCTTGAGTTCCTGCTGAACGTGGTCAAGGAATCACGCCTGAAGCTGGCCGTCCGCATGCAGGCCGCAGCTCTGGCGGCACCTTACGAGCACGCCAAGCCGGCGCCGGTTGGCAAGAAGGACGCGAGGAACGACGCCGCGAAGGCAACCGAGAAGAAGAGCAAGTTCGCCTCGGCTGCGGCACCCCGCCTGGTCAGTAGCCGCTAACGCGTATGAAGTGGACGACTGCCTGCCCCGACTGGGAGCAGCGGATAGCCGCGGGCCAATCGCTGATTCCCTGCGGCGCGTTGTTTCCTGACGAGGCGGCGGCGGCCCTGGAGGTGTTCAGGGCGCTGCGCGTGGTGGATGTCCCCGGCGCGCCGACGGTGGGCGAGATCGCCAGGCCATGGATTCTCGACTTCGCTTCCACCTTCTTCGGCTCGTATGACCCGGAGAGCGGTAAGCGGCTGATCCAAACCTATTTTCTGAAGGTGCCGAAGAAGAATTGGAAGAGCGGAATTACCGCCTTCCTCATGGGCACGCTGCTGATTCGCAACTGGCGCGAGTCGGGCGAGTTCGGGATCATTGCGCCGACCACCGAGGTCGCGAACAACGCCTTCGGGCCGCTGAAGCACGCGATCCGCAAAGACGAAGAACTGTCGGACCTCCTGCACATCCAGGACCACATCCGGACGATCACGCACCGCACGACGAAGGCGACCCTGCAAGTCGTGGCGGCGGAAAGCGACACGGTCAGCGGCAAGAAATTCGCCGTCACCCTGGTCGAGGAGCTTTGGCAGTTCGGAAAGCGCCACAACGCCGAAGCGATGCTGCAGGAGGCCACAGGAGGCATGGCCAGCCGGCCTGAAGGCGCGGTCATCTACATCACGACCGAGTCGGACGAGCCGCCGGCTGGCGTCTACCGGGCAAAGAACCTGTACGCGCGCAAGGTGCGCGACGGCGAGATTGTCGACCCGTCATTCCTGCCGGTGCTGTACGAGTGGCCCGAGGCCATGGTCACGTCGAAGGCCTGCTTTGACCTCGACAACGCCGCGATGGTGAACCCCAACCTCGGCGCCTCGGTGAGCACCGACTGGCTGAAGACGAAGTTCGAAGAGAACCGAGCCGAGAGCGACAAGGCCTTTCAGACCTTCTGCGCCAAGCACCTGAACATCGAAATCGGCTTGGCACTGAACAGCGACCGCTGGGCCGGCGCCGACTTCTGGGAACAGCAGGGCGATCCGAAGTTGGAGCTCGACGGCTTGCTGGCTCGCTCTGAAGTCGTGACGATCGGCATCGACGGCGGCGGACTGGACGACTTGCTAGGGCTGACGGTCCTCGGGCGCGACACGCAGACGAAAGAGTGGGTGGCTTGGTTCCACGCTTGGGCTCACACGAGCGTGCTGCAGCGCCGAAAGGAAATCGCGCCGCGGCTACTGGCTTTCCAGGCGGCCGGGCATCTCACCATCGTCGAGCGCGTTGGCGACGATGTCGAGGACGTGGCCGACCTGGTCGAGAAAGCCGAGGCCGCCGGGTTGCTGGATCAGGTTGGCGTCGATGCCGTGGGCATCGGCTCCATCGTTGACGAGCTCGTGGCCCGCAAGTTCGACCCGGACCGCATCGTCGGGATCTCCCAGGGTTGGAAGCTGGTTGGCGCCATAAAGGACACCGAACGCAAACTGGCCGGCGGGGAGTTGTGGCACGGTGCCGCCCCCTTGATGGCCTGGTGCGTAGGCAATGCCAAGGTCGAGCCCAGAGGCAACGCCGTGCTGATCACCAAGCAGGCCAGCGGCAAAGCCAAGATTGACCCGCTCATGAGCCTGTTCAACGCGGTGTCTCTCATGTCGATGAACCCGAAGCCGCGCCGCAAAAAGTACCAGCTTTTTTTCGCTTAAGCGCCGCCGCTACCCATCACCACGAAGCCCACCACCCGGCGGGTTTTCTCATTTCCGCGAGGGCTTTTCCTCATGAATCACCGCGCATTCGTCGCCCTTGAGTTCAAGGCGATGCAGGAAGAAGACGGCAAGCGCCGCTTCACCGGCATCGCGACCACGCCGACCCCCGATCGCGTCGGCGACATCGTCGAACCGAAGGGCGCGCAGTTCAAGCTGCCCATTCCGCTGCTGTGGCAGCACATGAGCAGCCAGCCCATCGGCTGGGTCACCGAGGCCAAAGTCACCGACAAGGGGATCGAGGTCGCCGGCGAGGTGGCCCTGGTCACCGAAGAGGGCACGCTTAAGGCGCGCCTGGACGAGGCCTGGCAGTCGATGAAGGCCAAGCTGGTCGGCGGCCTGTCCATCGGCTTCAAGCCGATCGAGTCCTCGCGCATCGACGGGACCTACAGCTACCGCTACCTGAAGTGGCTTTGGCTGGAGTTGTCCGCCGTCACGGTGGCCGCCAATGGCGACTGCTCCATCACCGCAATCAAGTCGGCTGACGAAGCCATTCGGCGCGCCGCGTTTGGCGTCCGCTCCGTCGTCCGACTCGACCCCGCGCCGGCGGCATCCGGCGAATCCACCCCCGGCGATTCGGGATCGCAGGCACGCCGCAAAGGCGTCGTCTACCTCTGAGCCACTGCAATCCCGAAAGGACCGCATCATGAAAACCATCAACGAACGCATTGCCGAGTTCCAAAAGAAGCGCCAGGAACTCGCCGACCAGAAGGAAGCGATCGTCAACAAGGCGATCGTCGAAGAAGGCCGCACCCTCGACGAGCACGAGCGCGAGCAGAACGTCCAACTCGAAGCCGACATCAAGTCGATCGACGACACCCTGGAGACGCTGAAGCAGCACGAGACCGTGATGGCCGTCAAGGCCGCCCCGGTCGCCGTCGCCCGCGGCGAAGGTGCCGTTGTCGTCGCCGGCTCGGGTTCCATCCAAGTGAGCCGCAACCTGCCGGCCGCCACCGCCTTCGTTCGCTACGTGTCGCTTCTGGCCTTCGCCAAGGGCAACATCATGCAGGCCGCGGAACTGGCCAAGCGCTTCCCCGACACCCCGGAAGTCGAGGCCGTCCTGAAATCGGCGATCGCTGCCGGCACGACCTCGGATGCGACCTGGGCCGGCCCGCTGGTGCAGTACCAGGACATGCAGAACGAGTTCATCGAGTACCTGCGCCCGCGGCAGATCCTCGGCCAACTCAACCAGGTGCGTCGCGTGCCGTTCAACGTGCGGATTCCGCGCCAGACCGCTGGCACGAGCGGCACGTTCGTCGGTGAAGGCGCCCCGGTGCCGGTGAAGAAGCTGACCTTCGACAACATCACCATGCCCTGGGCGAAGGCGTCGACCATCGTCGTGCTGACCGTGGAACTGGCCCGGCTGTCTCAGCCGAGCGCCGTGGCCCTGGTGCGCGACGACCTGGCCGCTGGCGTGAGCCAGTACCTGGACAAGCGCCTGATCGACCCGGCCTATCCGGGTGTGGCGAACGTGTCGCCGGCTTCGCTGACCTACGGCGTCACGCCGCGGCAGGCGAGCGGTGCCACGTTGGCCGCGCTGGATGCGGACGTCCGCTACACCATGACCCAGTTCGCCTCGAACGAACTGGGCCTGATGACGGGCGTCTGGATCATGTCGGCGTCGATGGCCATCCGGCTGTCGATGATGCGCACGAATCAGGACACCAAGGCCTTCCCGGAGCTGTCCGTCAAGGGCGGCACGTTCTACGGCCTGCCGGTGATCGTGTCGAACAACGTCGCGCCGTCCGGCTCGCCTGGCGACGAGCACCTGATCCTGGCCGATCAGAGCGAGATCCTGCTGGCCGACGACGGTCAGATCATGATCGACGTGTCTACCGAAGCCTCGGTGCAGATGGACGATGCCCCGTCGGCCGGCGCGCAGTCGCTGGTGAGCCTGTGGCAGAACGGCTTGATCGGCGTGAAGGTCGATCGCTGGATCTACTGGACCAAGCGTCGCAGCGCTGCCGTGCAGTTCATCGACAAGGCGCAGTCCTACGCCTCCTGATCGGCCGCTGAGCTGATCTGACCCAAGGGCCGCCGGGCAACTGGCGGCCCTTCCCCTTTCCACGGAAGACGCGCCCATGACCTACCGCACCCGTCACATGGTGGCGCTCAAGCCACACACGTACTTCGGCGATGAGGTGGCCGTCGGTGCGTGCTTCTACGCCACGCCCGTCGATGGCGGCTACTTCATCAAGATCGGCCGCGCCGAAGACGCGCCGGAACCGCAGATCCAGGCGCCCGTGAGCGTCGCGCCCCCTGTCGCGCCTCCGGTCTTTGAGTCTGTCGCCGAGCCGGCAGCCGTGGAGCCCGTGACCGATGAGCCCGCTCAAGAAGCCGCCGCCGAGCCAGAAGAGGCGCCAGTCACTGCGGCGCCGCGCCGCGGCCGACCGCCTCGCAACGCCACGCAGGCCTGACCGACCGTCATGGCATTCCAACCCGGCCGCGCGCTGGTTCGTATCCTGAAGGCGGCGGTGTCGCCGCTGACGAGCCTGTACGGGACCTCCACGATCGGCGCGGCGCGACCCGTTCGACCTGGGGTCACTGGCTGGGTGGGCGAGATCTTCGCCGGCGCTTGGCAGCGAGGCGTCCAGGTCGACCCCATCGGCTCGATCGCCACGTTCGGCGCCGTCTACGCCTGCGTGACGCGCATCTCCAACGACATCGCCAAGCTGGGCATTCGCCTGATGGCGCGCCGGGTCGACGGCACCTGGGAAGAGGACGAGTCGAACTCTCCCTTCTGGCAGGTTCTGAGCAAGCCGAACGCCTTCCAGACGCCCATCCAGTTCATCGCGTGGTGGATCACTTGCAAGCTCCTGCACGGCAACGCCTACGCGCTGAAGGTGCGCGACGAGCGCGGTGTCGTGGTGCGGCTGTTCCCGCTGGACCCGCGCAAGGTGACGCCACTGGTGGCGCCCGATGGCTCGATTTTCTACAGCGTCAACAGCGACGACCTGGCGCAACTTCCCACGGGCTCGACCTTCCCGGCGCGCGAGATCATCCACGACCGGATGAACTGCCTGTGGCACCCCCTGGTGGGCGTGTCGCCCATCATCGCCTGCGCCATGGCGGCCACGCAGGGCAACAGCATCCAGGCCAACAGCGCCACCTTCTTCCAGAACGCGAGTCGCCCCAGCGGTGTGCTCACCGCGCCCGGCACCATCGATGACGCGACCGCCGATCGCCTGAAGGAACGGGCCGAGAGCGCCATTTCGGGCCAGAACCTGGGCCGGCTGCTGGTGGCCGGCGATGGACTGCACTACGAGCAGATGACCATCAACGCGGTCGACGCCGACCTGATCAAGCAGCTGGCGTGGTCCGTCGAGGACGTGGCGCGCTGCTTCGGCATGCCGCTCTACAAGATCAACGCCGGCCCGCTGCCGACGAACAACAACGTCGAGGCGCTGGAGCAGCAGTATTACTCAGGCTGCCTGCAGATCCTGATCGAGTCGCTTGAGTCGGCGCTGGACACCGGCCTTGACATCCCGAACGGCAAGCGCGTCGAGTGCGACATCGACAGCCTGCTGCGCATGGACACGGCGACCATGATCGACGCGCTCGGCAAGGCCACCGAGAAGGCGCTGATGTCGCCGGACGAGGCCCGCCGGAAGCTGAACCTGCCCCCGACGCCGGGCGGCAATGCGGTCTATCTCCAGCAGCAGAACTATTCCCTCGCGGCCCTGGCCAAGCGCGACGCCAGCGACGACCCATTCGGCAAGGCGACACCACCCGCGCGGGCGCCCGTTCCAGAGCCTGCACCGCCGCCCGAAGACAAGGCCGCCCGCGAGTTCCTGGCCGAGCTGGTGAAGCAACTCGACGAGGTCGCGCATGCTTGAAGTCAAGGAACTCGTCGGGCAGGTCGTCGACGCTCTGCGAAAGCAGGTCGCCGGCGCAATCGGCCCTGTCATCGCTCGGCTGGAAACGATCGAGCGCACCCTGGCCGAGCGGCTCGCGCCTGAACGCGGAGAGCCAGGCCAGAAGGGCGACCCCGGCGACCGCGGTGAAATGGGCCAGAAGGGCGACCCCGGCGATCCGGGCGCCCAAGGTGAGCCGGGTGAGGCCGGCGCCAAGGGCGACACCGGAGACCGCGGCGAGAAGGGCGACGCCGGCCCGCAAGGCGAGCGCGGAGAGCCCGGCCCGGCCGGCGAGAAGGGCGAGAAGGGCGACATGGGGCCTGCTGGCGATGTCGGCCCGCCCGGAGAGAAAGGCGAAAAGGGCGATCCCGGTTTGCAAGGCAAGGCCGGCGACCCGGGCGGCATCGGCGAACGCGGCCCGGTTGGCGAGAAGGGCGATCGCGGCCTTGACGGTCGCGACGCCGCGCTGATCGAACCGATGCCGGCCATCGACGAGACGCGCAGCTACGCCAAAGGCACATGGGCCAAGCACCGCGGTGGCCTGTGGGTCTCCCGCCAAGTCACGCAGGGCATGGTCGGCTGGGATTGCATCGTCGATGGCGTGGCCGGGATCAGCGTCGAGCAAGCCGACGACATGCGCAGCCTGTCCCTCACGGTGGAGCGCTCAAGCGGTGAGGTGGTGCGGAAGAATTGGACGACGCCGGTCGTGATCTATCGCGGCATCTTCCGCGAGGACGAGACCTACGGGATTGGCGACAGCACCACACGCGGCGGCTCGACGTGGGTTCTGGTGGACGAGCAAATGGGCAAGCCCGGCGAAGAGGGCTCCGGCTGGCAACTGGCCGCGAAGTGCGGTCGTGACGGTCGGGACGGCCTGAAGGGCGAGAAGGGCGAGCGTGGCGCCGAAGGCAAGTCCGGCCGCGATCTCACCCAGATGGACAGCAACGGGCGCAAGTTCTGATGTGTTCCTGGGTGGTGCCGAGGCTGTGGGATGGCCACACGGTCGCGGTCCTGGCCAGCGGCCCGAGCATGTCGCAGGCGGTCGCCGACAAGGTGAAGGCAGCCGGAGTGCCGGCGATCGTCATCAATCGCACGTTCGAACTCGCGCCCTGGGCGGCGATGCTCTACGGGGCCGACGCGGAATTCTGGCGGCAGACGCCGGCGGCGCACCAGTTTGCCGGGCTGAAGGTCACATGCAGCGACGTGCCGGACGTGCACCGGTTGAAGGCGAGCGGCTCGGATGGGTTCGACCCGAAACCCGGGTTCATCCGCACCGGCGGAAATTCTGGCTACCAGGCCGTGCACATCGCGGCCCAGGCCGGCGCTCGGCGAATCCTGCTCTGCGGCTTCGACATGACCGGCGACCGCGGCGCGCACTGGCACGGCGAGCACCAGCACCCGCTGCGGGAGACCGGGCCCGGCACTTTCGAACGCTGGGTCAAGGCTTTTCCCACGCTGGTGGATGCGCTGAGTGAGATTGGCGTCGCGGTCCTGAACGCGACGCCGGGGAGCGCGCTCCGGTGCGCTCGATTCGTTGACCTGGAGGAGGCGCTTGATGCGCGCGGTGTGCCTGCTGCGTGAGACGCCGCACTACCGGCGCGACGCTTTCTGCAGCGGCTTGAAGGCGGCAGGGTTCCAGGTGGTCGCGCACATCCCGGACCCGAAGCCTGACGACGTGCTGGTGATCTGGAACCGCTACACGGGCTACGCCGAGCACGCGGCCCGATTCGAGAGCGCCGGCGCGCGTGTGCTGGTGGCTGAGAACGGCTACCTTGGCAAGGCGTGGCGCGGCGGGCATTGGTACTCGCTGGCCATCGGCCACCACGCCGGCGCCGGGCGATGGGTCGAAGGCGGCCCGCAGCGCTGGGATTCGTGGGGCGTGGAGCTTCTGCCCTGGCGCGAAGGCGGGCGCGAGACGCTCATTTTCGGCCAGCGCGGCATCGGCGAGGAAGGCATCGCGTCGCCGGCGAACTGGGCAGAGCAGGCGCAGCGGCTGACCGGAGGCCGGGTCCGGCCCCATCCCGGCAAGGAACCGCCGG